CGGGAGCTTCGTCAATCACCGGGGAGGCGGGGACAGGCTTGATGCCGAACTCGGTGAGAACCTTTTTCACAACCTCGGACATCTCCTCGGTCTTGGGCTCTTCCTTTTTCGCCATTTCCTCTTTCGGCTCAACCTCGACTTCAATCTTGGGAACCGAATCCTCTTTTTCCTCTTCTTTGGGAGACATGGCCTCTTCCAGTTTGGCGAGGCGCACCTTGATATCTTCCACTTCCTTACCGTAATCTTTGTTTTCCATTGTGTTTTCTCCTTTTGTCAAACCCTCGCCCTCAACTTCCGCTTCGGGCAGATCGGTGGGAATCGGCTTGCCGCCAACCATATATCCCATTTTGATTGTTTCTCCAGAGCATTTGGTCTGGGTTTCGGCAAATTTCTGCATGAACTTAACCATTTCCTCGAAAAGCCCATTGGTTGCCGCAGGGCTACTTACTAGGTCGGCGGAAGCGATGGATTGGGGTCGGATGTAGTCCTTGCCGTTGATGGTCTCGGACTCGTTCACGAAAGCCAAGGAAACGCCGAACTGGTCGGGAGCTTCTGCGGCCATCTCTTTGATGAGGCCGTAGTGCGGGGAGTTGCGGAGAAGGCGAAGGTCGGCAACCAGCTTGTCGCCTTCGATGCGGGGGTTGCGGGCCAGCGCACAAACTGAATCGAGGCCAGAACCATGATTCATCTTTACCTTAATTCCATTCTTGGCGGCTCTCATAATTGCAAGAGCAGATTCTAGGCTCTTTCGATCAACATAAAGCTCATGCCCCTTTGCCTCTCCCACCTCAAGGATCGAGACTCCGCCCAATTCTAGCTCTGCCATTTCTTCATCCTCATCTCGGTAAGTGCTATAAGCAACCGCCGCCCGCTGTGTTTCATCGGGGAAATCGTTGATGGCTTGGTCGTTGCCCATAAAGCGGGAAACAAAGTCTTGTTCCGATTCGTCTCCTCTAGGAGTGGGTAGGGGCATAAAATTATTGTCTATTTGTCAATTACAGAAAAACTAAAGCCGTTGTCTTTTGCAAAATCTGAAAAAATGTTTTCTGATATTCTTTTTTCTGCTTTTTGCGCCTTCCTTAAATCATCATTGTTTCTATAAGAAAACCCATCTAACCCAGAACCTCCGCCCATTTTTCTTGGGAACCTATCTGCAAGATACTGATTTAGCTCTTTTTGTATTTTATAATTAACTGTTGAATATTTTCCTGCAAGTTGCCTTGCCTCATCTTCTGTTTTTTTATCAATATCTATTTTATAAATAGATGCAGGAGTTGAAATAATGTGTTCCCCTCCGCTCCCTGCAAATAGGGCTACATCCAAGTCTGATGGGATGCTTTCTTTTGGATGGTTGTGAATTGTAGAAACATCGCCTTTAGATTTTCTTAGTATTTCTTTTTGATCCTCTGTTAAATTTGCCCTATCTTCTGTGCCTCTTGCCTCCGATATCTTTTTGCCGTCCTTAATAAAAATTATTTTCTCTTTATTTTTAACGCTTTCTGAATCAACCTCATCTATAAAAGACTTATATTTGTTTTTAACCTTGGAATTATTTTCTTCGGTTGCAGTTTCTCCCCCGCCACTCGCACAGGTATTTCCGGGCTTAAATCCACCAGCACCAGTTCCGCAGTCCTCAAAGCGTTCTTCTAAAAGGTCGCCGTCTGCCTTGCGATATGATTCTTTGACCTCACCCCCACCAGCCATCTTTAGAAACTTGTTCACCCTAGCCATCGCCCAAGCATTCCTTGAATTGGGTTGCCCTCCGCTGATGGTAGGGCGGAAGCTTGTTGAGAATGCCCCGGCTCCACGGCGGAACACTTTCTTCAGCGTTCCAAGGCTAGGCACTTTCCTTTGGGGATAATCTTTGATAAATTCGGCAATCTTATCTTTCAATGCCTGTTCGTTGGCTTCTGAAATTTCAATATCCCCCGCCTTCGATCTTGTGGCCGCTGTTCCTTCGGGGTTCTCCTTGGAGCCTTTGATTCGCTCCTTGGGCGGTGCTGGGGTTTGTGCCGCCGATTTTGGCCCGGGTCTTGCAAGCTCAGAAAATTCCTCATCTCTTGCGTTCATCTGCCTAACCACTTTCCTTGCCCACGCATAACCAGCATCCCCGCCCCAGCCATTCCACGCTTGCCATCCCTTGCCCTGCTCATCCCAAGTTGCGCCTTTCTTATCGACTTCATGCCTATCAAAGAAGGCTTTCATTCTGCGGACGGTATCGGGCGAGAGTTTTACCCCATTCATCAAATCCCTTGCTCTGGCGATGCCTACTGGGGTCATCCCCCTTTGGCTGGCTGGCTTGCCTTCCCGCACATCCAAAGCCCTTTTAGCCGCATCCCTAGCTCCTTCTGGGGGCGTAAAGTCTATCCCATCGTATTTTCCTAACTCGATTCCGCCCATCATTCCAGCGATGAGCATTTTTAGTTCTGATGGACTTAAATTTTCTAGTGCCTCTTTTTGAGACTCTTCTGTTTTCCCTCGAATATCGGATGTTGTTTTGTCGAACCTTTTTGAAGGAGATATTACTTTCCCGCTATCGGTTCTTGTAACTGGGTCGGCGGATTTAATTTGAGATGGGCTAAAAACAATAACTTCATCTGGAGCCTTAATTTCGTAATGTTTCCAAATAATGCCATCTATTTTTGCTTTTTTAAGTTTTTCCACAGCTTTATTTTCTATTGCAAATGGAAGGCTTGCCCCGTATTCTTCTCTTATTTTCTCCCCATCTTCCTTTGTTGATACAACAATCGGATTTTTTGCAAAAGCATACAGCTTCTTAATTTTTATCTCTTCGCCTTCTTTTGGAACCCTGCTTGACCTGATATCAGAGCCATAAGGAGAAAGCCAAATTGCCTTGCCGGATTTCCCGCTCCATCCGACTTCGCCCTCTTTCGGAAATTGATAGGTATTCCAATCTGATGTGGTAGCGTGTTGCAAAAGAATTGGGTTTTCGTTTTTATCTATAATTTTGTTTCCGTATTCTTTGCTTGCTTTTTTGGCAAATTTATTTACGATTTCTTGGGCTTTTTCAGTTTCTCCTTTTTCAACAAAGCCCATATAGTCTTTTTCTGTTTTTTGGGCATCAGCCGCTTTGCCATTATCCTCCCCATCCCCTCCGCCCTTGGCGCACTCATTTCCGGGCTGGAATCCACCCGCCCCTGTCCCGCAGTTATCAGCTAATTCGGATTCTTTTTTTTTAACTTCTAAATTTTCTGAAGAAGGCTCGATAGGCTCAACTGGTTCGGGTTCGTCTCCGCCTTCTGGTTCTTCGCCTTCATCGCTTTCTGGCGGCTCAATCTGTGGTGCGGGTGCGGGTATCATCGGCTCGGGTTTTGCGGGAGGAACCACATCGGAAATTGTATCTGCGGGAACGCCATATTCCTTTGCCAAGTCTTGAATTGCCTTGGCCTCGATTGCTCGCTGGCGCATCGAAGCCTCCCAATCGGCTCCACGCTCTGCGTAGATGTCGGAGCCTGTGCGAAGCCCGCTCTTAAACTCTGCGATTGCGCTTGCGGATTCCCTTCCAAGGTCGATCGAAACATTCGCCCCGAAATTGAAAATGCCCCTAGTAGTTTTTCCGCCCTCGCTCGTTTGGATCAATCCCCTAGCTACTGCGTCTGCGATTACGATGTTCTTAATCGGGCGAAGCACCTTGTCATTCAAAAGATTCTGGTAACGCTTGAAGGTGCGCCCCGCTTGTTGCATTTCTAGGCGGGCAGTTGGGCCGGACATGGCGGAAGGATCAACCGCAAAGGAATAAGGGATGCCAAGCCCAAGGCAGATATTCCGCATAAGAACTTTGTGGAACTCAATAAAGGCTCCGCTGGGTCGGCTTGGGCCATTGGGGAAAATAATATCCTCGCCCGGTTCTAGGTAGGAAATTTTTCCTGACTCAATCGTTTCTAGCTTGATCTGATTTCCGCTAATGTCCTCTTCGGTTGAAAGCGTGGAAAGATCGGCGGCATTGTTGTTGTTGCGCTTTACTATCCCGCTTTGGGAGCTTGCAACCTTGGCCG